CTGTACTTCCCATGCTAATCCTCCACTGTTGCCTGCGAATCATCCCCATCTTCATACGCCTGGGGCGGCTACTTCGTGGGCGTCCTGCCTGTTCGGTGTTGAGGACTTATATTGCTACTAAAAGTAGAGATTATCAACAACTAAAAGTAGAAAAATAATAATGCGCCTAATTAGCTGAATTTAGGGTTTATTTTTTATTTTGTAGTTATGTGGTTAAAAAAGCATCATGTGCTTTTGTTTGGCTATTGAAGAAGGGAGAGAGTTGGATGTTGTCCGCCTTATCATTGAACTGTGACCATAATGCTAGTGGTCATATCAATTGGTTAGGAGAAACGGAATTAGTCTGATCTATCAGGCGTATGAGTACCAGAATCATACGCCGTATCATACGGTGCATTATAATTAAGGATTAGGGGAAACCGGCGCCATGGCCGGTTCATCTCTTAGTTAGCTTTTTCGCAACCCGGTTGAGCACGGTCAATGACCTCGGTACCTTCGACGATAAAGCCAAATTTACCAAACAAGAATGCGTGGTTGAATTGAGTAATCACGACATCAGAAAGAGCAACTGAGCAGCGATTCTTCTCGATTGCGCGATCAATTGCTGTTTTGACGTTAGGGATTCCAAGCGGGAGAATAACGACTGGTGCTGAGTCTTCCCCTGTTACGCGCGCACCTTTTACAAAGTTATTTGAGTTGAGATTATAATTTTTCGTACTTGCAACAGTTAGATCTGCCACTCGAGAACTACATCCAGCGATCATCATCACACCAACAACTAAAGCCAAAATTTTGTTCATATTATGTTTCCTTTGGTTACAATAAGAATCATCCTAACATACTTGGCTTTTGTAGTAGATCCTTTGTTTTAATAGGAAGCAATTATCCTGAACAATTTAAAACTAAAGTCTGTTGTACTGAATTGATTCATGAATCAAGGCCTTACCCATCACATAAAAGTGATCTTGGGTATTTTCGTCTATGTACCACTTCTCATAAGCTGGGTTGTCAGATAATACAGCAAGTCTATTGCCTTGCATTTGCAGTCGTTTCACATGAAACGTTTTGCCGTATATGAATGCGTACACACCATCAGTCTGAAAGTGTCGTACAGATACATCAACAAACAAGCGATCTCCAGAAACAAATGTAGGGGCCATACTATCGCCGTTCACCGTCATTACCTTGACATCATCATGCGATCTGTTTCCGAAAAGTGTTCTTGCATGCTCAGTGGTGAACTCAATGGCATACAAAACTTCAACATACTCAGAAAGCATGTAACTACCCGGACCAGCGCTTACCGACAGATCCAATACATCAACACGGTAAATATCAGAACAAACAGATGAAGCCATGCTCTTCACCTGTACACCTTCTGTCTGATCGCTGACACCATATTCGAGATATGCCGCGTCCACACCTAATGCTGCGGAGAGTTTTCGCATTATTGGTGATCTTGGCTTTGCCGCGCCGAGTGAATAACGCCTTACCATTTCATAGGTAACACCAGTCTGTTTTGATAGCCGAGTTATTGATGTATTGCTTGATGAAATCAGCTTGTTTAGACGGGCGGCAAAATCTGGATATTTCTCTTTTTCTACCATAGGTAGAAGGTTACTCAAACGAGAGTAATTCGTCATTTCTATTTTTGGTTGTTGATACTTTCTACTTTAAGTAGCATTATTCCTCCTGAAAACAAGAGGAGTATCCCATGTCATATACATTTACCGAAGCAGCAATCAAGGCTGCTGGGCGATCTCTATCAGAAGTAGCCCGTAGTTTTGGCTTTAAATCAACCCAATCTGTTGCTAATTGGGTAATCAACGGTCAGGTCCCATCTGAACGAGTACTGCAACTCTGCGAGCTAGGGGGATGGGTTGTAACTCCGAACCAACTTCGCCCCGATATTTATCCAAATCCTAATGATGGAATGCCTGGAAATGATACACAGGCTACAACCTCAGCAGCTTAATACAAACCACAGATTCAAGGAGTTAACCGTGGGTAATCACTGGCAAGTAGATAAACAACCAGCGTGGATGGTGGGTGCAATCAAAAAGACGATCGCCGCGCTTCCTGGCGGATACGCCGAGGCCGCTGAATGGCTGGGTGTTACTGAGGATGCACTTTTTAACCGGCTTCGTGCTGGTGGTGATCAGATCTTCCCGATGGGGTGGGCGATGGTCCTCCAGCAGGCAAGTGGCACCAAACATATCGCCGATGCCGTTTCTCGTCAGTCGAACAGCGTCAACGTTCCGCTGGTGGCTATTGAGGATGTTGATAACGCAGATATCAATCAGCGCCTGATGGAAACGATTGAATGGATCAGCGAGCACTCTCAGTACGTCCGTATAGCGACGGCTGACGGGGTTATCGATGCTGACGAACGCGAGCGAATTGAAGAGAACAGTTACCAGGTTATGGCGAAGTGGCAGGAGCATTTAACGCTTCTGTACCGGGTTTTTTGCGCGCCTGAAAAGGGTGACGCCAGCGAGTGTGCAGCTCCTGGCGTCGTGGCGCATAGCAATCGTGTGGAGAACTAACGCATGAACAGTGTAACGGTAAAAAACCGTTTACCGCAACTGAGGATGATCCCGATTCCGGGTGTTCCGCTGTTTCGGTATGAACGCAGAGTATCAAACCGCTGGGTTGCATGTAACCACAGCCGGGCGGCTGGCGTCGTGGGTGTCTACTACCGGAGGGCAAAACGTTTATGCGCGTCCTTAACCGATGGTTCAGAGACAGAAGGGGGATCCCCGTCCACGTCATCCGCTGGGAGCCAGAGACCCGGCGAGTTATCTATCTTCGCGAAAACTATGAACACGGCGAATGCTTTAGCCCGATCAAAGAGTTTCGGCGCGATTTCACTGAGATAGAGGCTAAGGATGAGCACTAAATTAACCAGTTACGTTTGGGACGGTTGCGCATCGTCTGGCATGAAACTTTCCAGTGTGGCGATTATGGCGCGCCTGGCTGATTTCAGCAGTGACGAGGGCGTTTGCTGGCCGTCCATTGCGACAATCGCGCACCAGATTGGGGCAGGGGAAAGCACTGTCAGAACAGCCATATCAGCTCTGGAGAAAGATGGCTGGCTGACACGCAAATCCCGCCGCCAGGGCAACCGTAATGCATCCAATGTTTACACACTGAATGTTCAGAAACTGCGCGCTGCGGCTTTTGCTCACCTGCCAGATTCTGACACATCAAATCCTGACGCATCAAAATCTGACGCGTCGAAATCTGATGCATCAGAATCTGACCCGTCAAAATTTGAGGCGACGGAATTCAGCAAAAAAGGCGGTTTTGACCCGTCAGAATCTGGCGGGGATCCGTCAGTAAATACAACTACTGATCCATCAGATAAAAAACCTCTTTGTCAGGTTGCTGCGCAACCCGACTCTGCTGTGGTGATCACCGACCTGGCTAAGCAGGTTCTTTCTCACCTGAACCAGCAGACAGGATCACGGTATCAGGTCAGTAAAACTTCGATGGAGCATATCCGCGCACGTCTCGGAGAAGGGTTCAGCGCTGATGACCTGAAACTGGTCGTGGATTACGCGACAGCGAAATGGTCTCAGGATCTGCAGATGGCCGAATACCTGCGACCGACGACACTGTTTTTGCCGACGAAGTTTCCCGGCTACCTGCAGGGTGCAACGAAGTGGGCACAGGCTGGCCGTCCGGAACGGGTAAACGGTCGATGGGTTGCCGCCACAGGCCCGAGCGCAAGTTTCCAGAGCGTGGATTATTCACTGCCTGAAAATGCGGGGTTCCGCTCATGAGCCTGGTTGCTGAAATTCTGGAATATATCAAAACGTCCCCCGGCTCCAGCGCCGCTGCCATTTGTGACGCGTTTCCCCAGTATCCGCGCCCAGCCGTTCAGCGTGCTGCATATCGCCTGTACGACGCCGGATACACAACACGCAGCGGAGAGAAGAACAAATTTCTATACACGTTCAATGAGTCCCGTATCGAATCAGACGTTAAGCCATTGCAGGAGACACGCCACGCTAAAGCGCTAATCAAGCAGGCCGGGGAACTGGAACAAAAGGGGCTTTACCTGCGTGCCGCAACGGTATGGGCAGAAGCATTTGACGCATCACAGAGCATCACCGAGCGGGAGCAGTGTCTACGCCGTAAACGGAAGTGCCTGACCTGGGGGGCCAGAGCGAAAAGCTCCGAGCGGATTTATGAAACCTCTGGCCGATTTGTGGGGTGACTTATGACTAATAAATATACTCAGGTGCTGAATGAACTTCGTGGAAAAGCCTCTCATGAGCTTAAAGAGATTGGCGATCAGTGGTGTACCCCCGACAACATTTTTTGGGGAATTAATGCCATGTTTGGCCCGTTGGTGCTTGATCTGTTCACGGATGGCGAGAACTCAAAATGTCCTGATTTCTATACAGCAGAAGACAATGCGCTGACGCATGACTGGTCAGAGCGCCTGGCCGAACTGAACGGAGCGGCATTCGCTAACCCACCATACAGCCGAGCAATGCAGCATGACGATGTTTATATCACCGGGATGCGCCACATTGTCGATCACACCATGGCGATGCGAGAAAAGGGCGGACGTTATGTCATCCTGATCAAAGCCGCGACAAGTGAGGTCTGGTGGCCTGAAAACGCTGAT